TACAGAAGACAATTATTGGGAAGAATACCTTTATGATAATATAAGGAGCATAGAAGTCGTTTTAGAGGCACAATTAAACGATATTAATAAGCAAAAATTTGGAAGATAAATATAAAGGTCTTGGATATAGAGGAACGTTGATGGAAATCGAAAATAGAACACTAATTACAGAGACTGATTCTGATCACCAGTTGAAAAAGATATCAAAAAGGAACGTTGATTTGCCTAAAGAGGAACTTTATGATCCTTCAACGGAAATAACTGATTGGGAAGTGACTAAATAGATATTAAATAAAGTATTAAATAAATATCATGCCCGTAGAGAGGTCTAGTGTTGGATTCAAAGACATTAGTTTATCTTTAAAGAGGAATCCTCTTACAAAAGATCTACTAGTGCTTAAAAATGAGTCTGCTATCTCTCGTTCTGTGCAAAATCTTGTATTGACTCTACAAGGTGAGAAGATGTTTGACCCTAGTTTGGGTTGTGCTGTAAGTAGACTCCTTTTTGAGAACGTAGATTCATTTACTGCTGACAATTTAAGACGAGAAATTGAAGCAGTTATTAAAAACTATGAACCAAGGGTAATTATTGATAATGTAAAGGTAATACCTGATTTTGATAATAATGCAATGGATGTGACATTAATATATCTGATAATTGGTATTGATGTACAACCACAACAATTATCATTCGTCTTATTACCTACTCGATAGATGGCATTAGTAAATTTTTCAAACTTAGATTTTGACCAAATCAAAACGCAGGTAAAGAGTTATCTGCGAACTAACAGTGACTTTACTGATTTTGACTTTGATGGGTCTAATTTTTCCATCTTATTAGATACTTTAGCATATAATACTTACATATCAGCATATAATGCCAATATGCTGTCTAATGAGGTGTTTATTGATGGTGCAACACTAAGAGAAAACGTTGTATCATTAGCAAGAAATGTCGGTTATATACCTAGATCTAACGTTGCTGCAAAAGCAAAGATATCATTCTTCTTATCTACTAGTAGTTTAAATATAAATCCTACTTCAATTACTCTTAAAAAGGGTATTGTAGCAACAAGTGCCTCTAATTATGGTAATCAGAGTTATACATTCTCTATTCCAGAGGATATTACTGTTCCTGTATCGGGTGGTATTGCTACTTTTGATGCAATAAGCATATATGAAGGCATTTATCTAACAGAATCCTTTACTTATGATGCTTTAAACAAAGATCAACGCTTTATTCTCAATAATACTAACATTGATAGTAGTTTATTGAGAATAGATGTAAGAGAATCTAAGGAAAGTTCGATAACTAGGAAGTATAAGTACGTAAACAATATTACTGAACTAAAAAATACCGATGATGTCTTCTTTTTAAACGAAATTGATGATCAAAGATACGAAGTATTCTTTGGTGACGGTGTTTTTGGTAGAAAATTGCAAGATAAGAACTATATTGTTGCCTCATATATCACTACAGTAGCACAAGAGGCAAATGGAGTGTCTGAATTTACCTTTGTAGGTAGATTAAAGGATAATAATGGTAATGTTGTTAAACTTTCTTCTCCAATTGTGACTGCAGATGAGTCATCTGGTGGTGGTACAGCGATTGAAACTATTGCTTCTATTAAAAAGTTTGCTCCTAGGGTCTATGCATCTCAAAATAGGGCAGTAACAGCAACTGATTATGAGACAATTTTACCTCAAATATTCCCTGAGACTGAATCTGTCTCTGTTTATGGTGGTGAAGAGTTAACTCCTCCTAAATTTGGTAAGGTTTATATTACCGTAAAACCAAGAAATGGTACATATTTACCAAACAACATTAAAGACAACCTAAAAATTGCTCTTAAGAAGTATGCGGTAGCAGGAATTGTCCCAGAATTTGTTGATTTGAAGTTCCTGTATATTGAATATGACACTTCAGTCTACTATAACTTCAACTTAGGTTCAGCACAGCAATTGCAAAGTACTATATCAACCAATATTGATATGTATTCAGAATCTACAGATTTGAATAAGTATGGATCGAGGTTCAAATATAGTAAATTCCTCAAATTAATTGACGACTCTGATCGTGCAATTACATCAAACATTACAAACGTGAGTATAAGGAGGGATTTAAAGGTATTACTTAATCAGTTTGCTGAATATGAGATTTGTTTTGGTAATGAATTCCATGTTAAAAATGCTACTGGTTATAACTTTAAGACTTCTGGAGTCTCTATTAGTGGTATAACTGGTACTGTTTACTTCAGTGATATTCCAAATAAGGATATGATGACTGGAACTGTTGTTATTTTTAAATTAGATGCCACACAAACTCCTGTAGTTGTACGCCAGAATGCTGGTAAAATCGACTATAAGAAAGGTGAGATTACTATCAACGCTCTAAATATTACTGCTACTACCAAGAAGGCATCTGGAGACCAAATAATTGAGGTCTCTGCTATTCCTTTATCCAATGATATCATTGGAAAACAGGATTTATATCTACAATTAAGTACATCTTCATCAACTATAAATATGGTTTCTGACACAATTTCCTCTGGAGCAGAGCTCTCAGGATCGGGATATATAGTATCATCTAGCTACACCGACGAGGAATACGTAAGGTTGTAAAGATATGCAAAATAGAGTAAAAGCCCGCCACCTAATACAGGATCAGGTTCCTGGTTTTGTTAGGGATAATTATCCCGAATTTCAAGGATTCCTTAGATCGTATTACGAATCTCTAGAGGAACCTGGTGGTCCGTCAGATATACTTAATAATATTGACCAATATGTAAGATTAGAGAATTTATCTGAATTGGTTTATTATACCGACACCACAGATGGTGTTGGTTTATTTTCTGATGTAATATCAGTAACTAATACACAAGGATTTCCTGAGACTCATGGTTTAATACAGATTGATAGTGAGGTTATAACTTATCAAAGTAAGACACCAACTACATTTGTTGGTTGTGAGAGAGGATTTAGTGGAATAACATCATATAAAGGGCAAACAGACGATAGTTTAACATTTAGTGATACTGAGGTATCTGAACATGTTAGTGGTTCAGTAGTATATAATCTAAATTCTTTATTCTTATTTGAGTTTTATAAAAAGTTTAAAGGGCAATATGCACCAGGATTTGAAGATTTATCATTCTTTGAGGATGTTAATGAGAAGGTTATAGTTTCTAGATTAAAAGATTTCTACTCTGCAAAGGGTGCTAGTTCATCATTTGATATTCTTTTTAAGATACTTTTTGGTGTTGATATATCAGTTGTTAAACCAAGAGACTTTTTATTACAACCATCAGATGCAGATTATCGAATTGTTCGAGATCTTGTAGTACAAGAGATGACTGGAGATCCAGAAGATCTTGTTAATAGAACTCTTTTTCAAGATGAATCTGGTAAAATCCAAAAAGCAACTGGTTCTATTACGGCAGTTGAACAACTTATTAAAGATAACAAATCATATTATAGATTAAGTCTTGATTATAATCCTGATATTGAACTGTTTAAATTTACTGTTCATCCTAAAACAACAATTACTTCAGCAGTTGGTTTAGGGCAGGATTATATTGATGTTGACTCAGCTCTTAGTTTTCCAGATTCTGGAACACTTAATGTTTATATTGATAGTACTGAATATTCTATTACATACACATCTAAGTCTTCTAATCAATTCTTTGGTTTAACTGCTCCTATTGAAATCCCAATTACTAGTGAAGTAACAACTCCAGATTATGCATTTGCTATTGATAATGATGGTAATGATATAAGAGTTAAAGTAACTGGTGTTCTTGGTGAATTGGTTTATGATGCTACAGCATCAAACTATTATCAACCAGGTGATCAAGTTGAAATTATATCTTTAGGATATGACTCATCTCAACAAATTTACAAGAGTTGGATATCTAATATTACTCCTGAATATGACATATTAGATATTGTAAAATTAACTAATAATATTAATGGTGCGGCACAATATAGATTAACTACATACGATGAACATATATTTACTCTAGGTGACATTGGTACTTTAACTGCTAGTGATGAATCTATCTACGATGTAGGTGTTCTTGCTGTAGGTGATGAAAAAACTTTTGATGTTAATTTACCTGCAAATCTTGTAACTGCCAATTTAAGATTTACTGTTAGAAGAGGAATATCTAAAGTTTTAGCGACAAATCTTCCAAATCTATCAAAAGTATCTGCTAATTTACAGAATGTTTATACATCATTAAATCATGGTGTTAGAGATGCTTATGTAATCTCTCCTTCCTTACCAGATTACTTTAATACTCCAATTGTACCTAAAGATCAATCAGTGACCTTTAGTGGGCAATTTAACGGGTTTGAGATGAACATTGGTTCAAACCCATTCTATAGTGGTGACCCTGTTTGGTATACTGCAGATAATAATGTACCTCTTAATATTCCAGAAGGTCAATATTATATTAAAAAGGTTAATGCAAGTACAATTAGTCTTGCAACAAGTAAGTCAAATATAAGAAATGGTATTTTTGTAAGAGTTTTTGGTACAGTAACTAATAATAAGATAGAATTACTAGATTTTCATAATAAAGAAATAAAAAGTCAAAATATTGTTAGAAAATTTAGTAAACCTGAAATACCCGATCAATCTGAGTTAACAACACCAGGACAAATAGGAATGTTCCTTAATGGTGTTGAATTATTAAACTATAAGTCTAGTGATCTAGTATATTATGGTCAACTTGAAGGTATTGATGTTGCTGCTGTAGGTGATTCTAATTACGACATTATTAATCCACCTATATTACATATTGAAGATGGTGTGGGTGCAGGAACTTCAAATGTAGGTACTGGTGCAACTGGTGTATGTAACCTTACTGGTTCCTTGAAGCGTATTGATATTATTGAGAAAGGATTCGATTATATATCATCTAGTGGTAATCCAACTGTATCTATTTTTGGTGGAGAAGGTGATGGTGCAGAAGCAAAATGTAACTTATCTAGTGTTACTCATAAAATACAATTTAACACTGCATCAGAATACTCTGATGTAAACCTAAATGAGAATACTATTGGTTTTAGTACTCATCATAAATTAAGACCAGAAGAAAAAGTTGTATATAAGAGTATAGATCAGACAGTTGTTGGTGGTTTAGTTGATAAATCGATTTATTTTGCTGGTATAGTTGATGAAAAGACAATTAAATTATTTGGTAGTTATGAAGATGCTGTTGCTGGAATAAACACTGTAGATTTTACTGGAAATGGTGAAGGTCTTCAGTTTATTGAATCATTTGATAAGAAGAATATAGTTTCTTCTGTTGAAGTTGTTAATGGTGGTTCTGGATATAAAAATAAAACACTATACTTTAGTCCTTTAGAAGTTGATATTAGTGATAATGTTTTAAACCTGAAAGATCATGGGTATAAAAACAAAGAGAGTTTAATCTTTATTAATGAAGGGGGATCATTCCCTGTTGGTGTTGCTTCAACTACAGTATATTTTGTTAAGGTTGTAGATAAAGATAATATTAGACTTGCTAGAAAGGTTGTTGTTGGTGCAGGAGAAAGTCTCTCTGAAGATTACTTCTATACTAATAATAGATTCTTTGATTTCTCCGATAGCGGAACTGGAATACACAAATTAACTTATACACCAATTATAGTTAGTGTTGATGGTCCTATTGGAGTCCAAACATTTGCAGGGCAAGATTTTACAGCAAAAGTAAGACCAGTATTTACAGGTTCTATTGATTCAGTATCTTTAAGTCATAAAGGTAATGGTTATGGTGATAGTGAGATTATGAACTATAACCGCCAACCAGTAATTAATCTTATTAACGGTGTAAATGGTCAATTAACTCCTCTTGTATCTTCTAGTGGTGAGATTATTGACGTTATTATCAATAATCAAGGTGAAGGATATAATTCAATACCATCTCTAAAGGTTACTGGTGATGGTGCAGGTGCAATCATAAATCCAGTTGTTGTAGAAGGAAGAATTACTGAAATTAAGATTATTAGTGCTGGTTTTGGTTATAAAAACACAAATACTTTTATAGAAGTTATTCCAACTGGTAGTGGTGCTAAATTTGATGCTAAAATTAAATCTTGGAATATTAATTTAGTCCAAAGACTACTTTTATCAGGTGGAATTGCTGCAGATGATGGTGTTCTTGCTCTTGGATTAGCATCAAACAAAGAAATTGAATATTGTCATGCATTTGCACCTAGAGAATTAAGAAGAAAACTTCTCTCTACATCTGTTGATGTAGATGGTTCAGTTCTTTATAGAGCAGACATCTTTAATGAATCAAATACTACAAAATATCACTCACCTATTGTTGGATGGTCATATGATAGTTATCCAATCTATGGTCCTTATGGATATGCTAATAGAGAAGGTGGTGCTGTAAGAAGACTTAATTCTGGTTATGAGTTAAGAGTTGATGTGTCTGGGATTAGACCTCCTTCATATGCATCTGGAACTTTTACAGAAGATTATACATTTATTGGTGGTGGAGACTTAGATGAGCACAATGGACGCTTCTGTAAGACCCCCGAATTCCCAAATGGTACATATGCTTACTTCTTAACTATAGACTCTTCACAGGAGGTTGCAGGACCGTTTGCTGGATATCTAAAACCAGTATTCCCTTATGTTATTGGAAAAACTTATAAAGGTAAATCAAACCGTTATAACTTTAGTCAATTTTCTAGTTTAGACTTTATTGATATTAATGATAGTGGTTGGGTTAGATATACTAGTGATTATGCTATTAGAGGTAATAACTCTAGGTATAAAGGATTCATTCAACCTAACTTATTCAGTGAAGGATTTACTGAAGTAGTTGCTACAACACCAGGGTCTGTTGAGACTGTTAATATAATTGCACCAGGTGATAAGTATGCTATTGGTGATAACATATTCTTTAATAGTGAAGGAACCGAAGGTAGTGGTATATATGCAAGAATATCT